GTCAGCAATAATCCCGTCATTCAGACGAATGCGGGATTGCTCGTTTCTGGCGAATCAATTGCAAGCTCGTATTACGGCGCATATTCCATCTTGTCGTTTGGCGATATGGTCATCACGCCGCAGCCGCCGACGTTGCCGCAGGTGTGTCAAGCCATCTGTGCGCGCGCCAGCTTCACGAATGTAGACGTTTCCGAACTTCCCGCGTTCCCGGTCAACTTGACAAGAAGTGCCGGCACCTCTGCGCGCGACATCCTCAAGGTGTTGGGGCAGGTGTACCAGTTCGACATGGTGGACTCTGCCGGCTTGCTGCGGTTCGTGCCGAAGGGCCAGAACATTGTCGCGCAGTTGTCCTACGACGATATCGGCGTTGCCAAGCCGACGAACGGGACACCGGGTGCGCCCTACGCATGGACGCGCACGCAGGGGACTGATCTCCCGCGATCCGTGGCGATCAAATACACCAGCGCGCTGGCCAACTATAACCAATCCACGCAGTTCTTCCAGTTGCATGACAACTTCGGCAAGGATGTAACGGTTGCCGTACCGCTCACGCTGGATGATCGCACCGCCATCACGGCGGCGATGTTGCTGACCGTGGAATCGCACATCGAGCGCACCGCGTATTCCTGGACGTGCGATTTCACGAAGTTGGCCTATGAGCCGGGCGACGTGGTGCAGATGCCGTGGGGCGTCACGCGCATCACACAGGTGCAACTGCGCCAGACGGACAAGGAACCCGTCGTGGATTTTCAGGGCGTCATCGATGCCAGCTATGTGATTTACAGCGGCAACGGCAACTCGGCGGGCGTAGCACTTCCGCAACTGGGGCAGCCATCCACGTACCTTCCTGCGCTGCCGACGCAAAATGCCGGCTCGTTGCTGGCGTCCATGTTGCAACCCGGCAGTATCACGATTCAGCCGCCGACCAAGCCGCCGCCGAACGTCGGAAACGCCTACGTCGCACTGGTGGAAGTGCCGCCGTTGACCTCGCAGCAAACATCGCCCTTTTATCTGGCTGCGCCGTGGTCAACCGGCAACGTGTTCGCAGGCGCTGCGCTGTTCGAGTCTACCGACGGCGGACAGACGTTCAACCAACTTGGGCAGCAAGCGCAGTCTGGCATCGTGGGGTGGGCCAATGCCGTATTGCCAGCCACGCAACCGTACACGTGGGATACCACCTCGACGGTGGATATCTACCTGAACGCAACGTACATGCAACTGTCCGGCGCAACGGATTTGCAAGTGATTCAAGGCGGCAACCTCGCGCTGTGCGGCGGCGAGCTGATTCAGTTCGGAAACGCAACGCTCATGACGGATCCGAACGGCCATCCGTTCTATCGCCTGTCGCGGTTGTTGCGCGGTCGTCGCGCCACTGACAACATGATGGCATCGCACATTCTGGGCGAGCAGTTCGTTTTGATTCAACCCGGCGATGAAACTTCCATCAGCTACGGATTGCACGACATCAACAACGCAGACGAATTCAAGGTCGCCACCGTCGGCCAAGAAATCAGCACGATCCCGGAGCAGGCATTCTCGCCGACCGGGTTGTGGTATCGGCCCTTTCCGCCGGCGCATCCGACGGCGACGGTCAATCCGTCGAATGATTGGAACGTCGCCTTTTTCGCATCGGCGCGGCTGAATGGTTGGTGGGGATCGGGATACACGGCCACGCTCGATCCCGACACGCAAACGTGGAGCACGGACATTCTCAATGGCACTGCGGTGGTGCGCACGGTGACCGGCAACCTTGCGACACCTTCATTTCAATACACCGCAGCCCAGCAATCGGCGGACGGATTCACGCCGGGACAACATGGAAACACGATGAATATCTATGAAGTGGGACAACTCGGACGCGGACGCGCCGCCACGGTGACGACATGACCAACCCGACCACGCCGCATTTTGGGTTGACCTACCTGACGGCAGGGCAGTTACAACCGGAAGTCACGCTCAATGGAAACATGGTGCTGGTGGATGCGTTGACGCAACCATCCACCATCAGCATTACCACGACCACGCCACCATCATCGCCTGCCGATGGGGCGACCTATATTATCCCGACGGGCGCGACCGGCGCGTGGGCGTCCGCTGCGGTGGGCAGTTTGACGGTTTGGAGTGCCAATAACGGCGCGTGGAGTTTCTACGCGCCGCAAACCGGATGGACGGTTTACAACCAATCCAACAACACGTTTTATGCCTACAACGGCACTGCATGGGCGGCGACGGCTGGCAGTTCGGGTAGCATCGCCGCGCTCACCGGCGACGTAACGGCCAGCGGAACTGGCAGTGTGGCAGCGACGATTGCCGCCCATGCGGTGACGAACGCGAAGGCCGCGCAGATGGCGGCCAACACGCTCAAGGGCAACAACACGGGCAGTACGGCGAACGCGGCGGATTTGACCGTGGCGCAGGTATCCACGCTGCTTGGCCTCGGGTCGGCGGCATTACAACCATCCTCGGCTTTCGACGCAGCCGGCGCAGCCGCAGCGGTCACCGCATCCCTTGCGCCCGGCGCGATTGGCACCGTGCAGACGCTCGGCAACGCGAACGCGACGATTGCCAACGGCACGGCGACGGCGATCATTACCACGGCGCTGACCGCAGCGCGCACGTACACGTTGCCGGCGGCGAGCAGTTATGCAGCAGGGTTTCGCATGCTGCTGGCCGATCTCACTGGGTCACTGACGGGCGTCATCACCGCGACGATTGCGCCAAATGGCACGGATACGATTGACGGCGGCTCGTCATACGTCGTTTCGGCGGCCTATGCGCTGTCCTGCCTAGTGACGGATGGCGTTGGCAAATGGACGGCTCGGGGGGCGCGCGAAGGCATCGCCGTCGTTAATCCATCGGTGTCATCGACAAACGGGTACATACCTGTTTTCTCTGGGGCTGGCGGCCTCACGCTGGCACCGGCGACCGCCACGCCTACAGTCAACAGCAACGGCGCGATCACGGCTACGCTCGGCAGCGAGCTGGTGGTGGACGCGAACTGGGCGCTCGGTACGGGCTGGACGGGCCTCGGGAGCGGGCAGTATCAGATACCCGTTGCAACGGCGTCGCCGGGCAGCCTCGCGCAAAACATCACCGTCACGTCCGGCGCGACCTACCTGCTCACGTACACGTTGACGTTGAGCGTTGCTAATAACTCAGCAATTCAAGGATCAATTGGCGCAGCAAGCGCAGCGGCGATGAGTTACTATACTACGTCCGCGCTGGTAATCCAGCAGATCATAACTGCCGGGGCGAGCGGCTCACTGAGTCTTGCCTATGCACTATCGGGCGCAGTAACTTCCGGCACGCTGACGCTCTCGGCGCTAAGCTGCAAGCAGATCACGGCGTTTGCACCACAGTTCCAAATCAGTAATAGCGCGGGTGCGTTATTCCCTGCGGTACTGTCCGGCAGCAACGCAATCCGGGGCGGCGGCGGTTTGTTTCTTACTACGGGCAGTAGCAATACTGCCAGTGGCGTGAATGCGCAGTATTCCATCACTACGGGCAGTAACAATACTGCATCTGGTTATCAAGCGCAGCGTTCCCTCACTACGGGCACTAGCAATACTGCCAGTGGTTTGAATGCGCAGCGTTCCCTCACTACGGGCAATAACAATACTGCATCTGGTTATCAAGCGCAGTATTCCATCACTACGGGCAGTAGCAATACTGCCAGTGGTGTGAATGCGCAGTATTCCATCACTACGGGCACTAGCAATACTGCCAGTGGTTTGAATGCGCAGTATTCCATCACTACGGGCAGTAACAATACTGCATCTGGTTATCAAGCGCAGTATTCCATCACTACGGGCAGTAACAATACTGCATCTGGTTATCAAGCGCAGTATTCCATCACTACGGGCATTAGCAATACTGCCAGTGGCGTGAATGCGCAGCGATACACCAACGCCGGTGGCAACCTGACCACCGTCGCAAACTCCGTCTGCATCGGATACGATAGCCGGCAGTCCGCCGACGGCGATACGAACGAAATCGTGATCGGCTACATGGCGCGCGGCAACGGCAGCAACACAGCCACCGTCGGCAACTCCAGCACTACGGACACCTACCTGTCTGGTCGCGTGCGCGCGGGCACCGTGGTGACGCCAGCGACCTACCTTGTGGCAGCGCTGCCCACGTCTGGCACGCCGGCAGGCTCTGGCGCTTACGCCAGCAATGGGCGCAAGGCCGGTGAAGGCGCGGGCGCTGGCACAGGCATCCCCACGTGGTTCGACGGTACCAACTGGCGCACGTACTACGACAACACCGTCACGGCGGCATAACCCGCACAGCGCAAACCAAGGATCATGACAATGGCCGACCTCATCTTGCTCGATCAAGTCAACGTGACGGGCACCACGTATTCGCGGTGCTCGCAGATGATGCTCAGTAACCCGCTCGACGCCCCGCCGCTGGCGGTTTGCTACGAGGACGCGGTGACCACACTATCCACCGGCGCGCAGCACATCGCGCCCAATCGCGTGTTGTCGCTGCCTTACAACCCCACGCAGGTGATCGACATCCTTGATCCGACGACGGGTAACACGGTGACCGCGATGCCCATGTCGCAGGTCTTCGGCATCCTGTTCTCGATCTACAGCGCGGCGCGTGCGGCAGCCGACCAACCGACACCGCCGCCATCGCCGTGAGACTGCCCCTTGCCGCCATCGCCCCGCTGCTCGCGCTAGCCGGCGTGCTGGTGGCCGTGCGCGACTCCGGGCAGCGTGCGGCACGCCGCGCAGCACGGGCGTCCGTGCGGGCTGCCGGTGACGCGGCGCAGTCGGCTGCCGGGGTGTGATCCGTGACCGCCCCGACCGAGGATCGTGTCGCAGCACTGGAGGGGCAGGCCGGGATCACGGCGCACCGGCTCGACAGCATCGACGCCCGGCTGGGCGAGTTGCGCGACTCCATGCGCTCGCTCGGCGGGAAGTTGGACACGATCACCCGGTTGCAGGAGGCGGATATCCGTCACGCCGAGGCCATCGCCAAGGCACTTGAGGAGATCGCTATGCTACGCCGGGAGAGCAAGGAGGACGCGCAGGTGTCGCAGACGCGGTGGGACGCGCAGTCGCAGCTTGTGAACGACCGCTGGCGGGCGCACGATGCTCACCACCAGCAAGCGCGGAAGCAGATCGACGACGACTTGCACTGGGTGGACAAGAAGCTGGCGTGGCTGTTCGGTGTCCTGGCCGCGATACAGATTGCCGCCAGTGTTGTTGGCATGTTCTACATCCGCACGCTCGATGCGATGCAGGACACGGACAAGACGCTGTGGCAGGACTCGCAGGATCAGGACAAGCAGCTACATGCGCAGGACGTGCGCATCAAGGCGCTGGAGGTGAAGCCGTGACGACTATTGCCGTTCGTGGGCACTGCATCGCGGCGGATAGATACATCGCTGGGTCGCACGGGAGCATGCGCAACAAACTGCATCGACTGCCAGATGGTAGCGTCGTTGGTATGACTGGTGAGGCGCAGAAATGCAACGCAGCCTTGGCGTACTGGCAGGATGGTGGGGCGAAGCCAGTCTTGGGAGACAATTTCGCCGCGCTACGGCTGTACCGTTCCGGGAAGATCGAGAAGTACGAAGGGGACTTGGTGGCTATTGCGGTCACACGTGATTATTACGCCATCGGCTGTGGCGCTGATTACGCGATGGGAGCCATGGCACGCGACGCCACTGCCGAACAGGCGGTCTTGATCGCTGGGATGTTCGATGACCTAACATCTGGCTGTGATAGCTTGGTCGTGATGGAGGGCGTGGAATGACTGAGTTCGTATTCGGGAAGAAGTCGTTGCAGGCGCTGGCGACCGTCAAGCCCGAGTTGCAGGCGCTGGCGCGGCGTGCGCTGAGCCTGTCCACCGTGGACTTCGGTGTGGTGCAGGGGAACCGAACGGCAGACGATCAGGCGCGGTTGTACGGTAAGGGGCGCACGCAGTCGCAGATGCGCGACATGGGCTTGCCTGCCGAGTATGCGCAGCCGGCCGCTGACAAGGTGACGTGGACGCTCAAATCCAACCACATTGGCGGCTACGCCATCGACGTGTGTCCGTGGGTCGATGGCCACTACGAGTGGGACAACGACGGCACGCTCGGCCTGTGGCCGCAGATTGCCGACGCATTCAAGCGTGCGAGTATCATGCTCGGCACGCCTGTGTACTGGGGCGGCGACTGGACGGGGGAAAAGGATCGTCCGCATTTCTCACTGGTGAAGGGATGAACACCGAGCTGCACATCCACATCCAGCGCAGTCCCGACCGCCAGCCGACGTGGGATGACGTGGACGAGATCGTCCAGAAGGTCGCTGCGCAGTCGTTCCGGGAGGGGTACGAGACCGCGCTCGACGACATGCGGGCGCGGCTGCCAACGGCTGAGAGGGTCGTCCAGTGATGCCGGCCAGCACCAACACCAGCCCAACAGCGACGATGCTGGCAGTCAGTGGCTCGGTGCTGGCTGGCGTGACCGCTGCGCTGGGCCGCTTGCGCTATGGCCGTCAGGAGGCTGCCAAGGGCTACCGCAACGGCCACCTGGAGCGCGAACTGGAGGGCACGGTGAAGGCCTTGCACCAGCGATTCGACCAGTCGCACACACAGCACGGGAAACAGTCATGACCACGCCGACCAACGCCCAGCTCCAGGCGCAGCTGCGCTCGATCACCGGCAACGGACTGCTGGCCTTGCTCATCACTGCGGCGAGCCTGCACCATCTCCCGGTGGCATTTGTGGTGGCCATCGCCAGCCGCGAGACCAACTGCGTCAACATGCTTGGCGACTACCAGCACACCGGCCCTGGAGGCGCGCTCGAGGCGCACGGCGTCGGCATCATGCAGCGCGACATCCAGCATGCCGACGCCCGCGCGGCGCGCGATGACGGCAGCTGGCGCACGCACCCGGAGGTGATGATCGAGGCCGACTGCCTCGAGCTCGCCCAGGCGCTGGCCGCGGTCAAGGCGCGCTTCCCGAACCTGTCGGCATCCGACCAGCTGCAGGTAACCGCCGACGCCTACAACTCCGGCCAGCACAACGCTTTCATCGGCGAACTGGCCGGCAATCCCGACGGCCGAACCACCGGCCACGACTACGGCGCCGACGTGATGCGGCGCATGGCTGTGTTCCAGTCGCTGGGACAGTGGACGTGATCGCCAGGCTGCGCGAGGTCATCATGATCGGCTCGATCATGCTGATCGCCGGGCAGCTTGCACTCATCGTCTTCTTGGCCTACGCGCTCATCTACCGCGAGGTGCCGCTGGCCAACAAGGAAATGGTGCTGATGTTGCTGACCAACACCACTGGCAACATCACGATGATAATCGGCTCGATCTTCAACTTCGGGCAGCCGCACAATGCCAAGCAGCCAGTGACCATGACCGGCGACGTCGATACGCAAGTCATCCAGACCGGCGACAAGACCTGACCACATGAAGCGCAAGCCCAGCAAGCGGCCCCACAAGCACGGCACCCACAGCCTGGCCGCGCCTTCCAGCAAGAAGCCGGCCCTGCCGGTCGGGCACTTCAAGCTCGAGGACGGGCAGGAGGTCATCACCGGCGCCGTGCTGGCCAAGTACCAGCTTTTCGTCAACGGCGTGCTGTCGCACGGCAACCTGACCCAGGCCAGCATTGAGGCCGGGTTCGTCTGCCCGAGCAAGGGCGCGCAGCGATTGTTCGCCCAGAAGCTGATGACCGTGCCGCGCGTGCGCGAGATGCTGCGCGACCAGTACCAGAGCCTCACGGTCAAGTCCGGGGTGACCGTCGAGCGCGTCTGGGCCGAACTGGCCCGCATCGCGTTCTCCGACATCGGCAACTGTTCGGACGAGGTTGGCATCCGCGCGCTGCACGAGATGCCCGAGGACGTGCGCCGCGCGATCGTGGGCTACAAGTCCAAGCGCACGATCATCCCCGGCGAGGATGGCGATACCGTCACCGAGGAGCGCGAGGTCAAACTGTTCTCCAAGACCGACGCGATCGAAAAACTCATGCGCCTGCTCAACATCGGACAGGCCGCCCAGGCTTCCGTGATCGTGTCGCCGGAAGCCTTCCTGCAAGCCATGGAGGAGGGACGACGCCGTGCCATCGAGCACCGCAGCACGGGCTGACCTGTCGCTGGCCGACCTGGACCTGGCGAAAGACCTCAATCGCTTCTACTGCGATCCGCTGGGGTTCGTGCTCTACGTCTACCCGTGGGGCAAGGAAGGCACGCGCCTGGCCAAGCAGACCGGCCCGGACGAGTGGCAGGTGAAGTTCCTCGATGACCTCGGCAAGGCAGTCGCCGCAGGCGTGAGCGTAGCCGATGCCCTGCCGGTCATGTTCGCGGTCGCCGCCGGCAACGGCGTGGGCAAGTCTGCGCTCATCTCGTGGATCATCCACTGGTTCATGTCCACCCGGCAGCACCCGCAGATCGTGGTCACCGCGGGCAAGAAGGAGCAGCTGCAGACCAAGACCTGGCGCGAACTTGCGAAGTGGAATCACCTGGCGCTGATGAAACACTGGTTCAAGTGGACCGCGACCAAGCTATCGCACGTCCTGTTCCCGGACACCTGGAACGCCAACGCGATAGCGTGGAGCAAGCAGGCGGCCGACAACTTCGCCGGCACCCACGAGGAAAACGTCCTCATCATCTACGACGAGGCCTCGGCGATCGACGACGCCATCTGGGAAGCCACCGACGGCGCGATGACCACCCCGGGCGCCATGTGGATCGCCTTCGGCAACCCGACCCGCAACGGCGGCCGGTTCGCCCAGTGCTTCGGCAAGTTCGCAGCGCTCTGGAACACCCGCCACGTCGACAGCCGCACGGCCAAGATGGCCAACAAACGCCTGTTCGACGCGTGGATCCAACTGTGGGGCGAGGATTCGGACTTTGTGCGCGTGCACGTCCGCGGCGTGTTCCCGCGCGCCGGCGACATCCAGTTCATCGCCAACGACGTGGTCACCCGGGCGATGAAGCGCCAGGCCGAGGGCTACCACGACTTCGGCAAGGTCATGTCCGTCGACGTCGCCAGGCACGGCATGGATCGGTCGGTCATCTGCAAGCGGCAGGGCGCCAAGGTGCTGCCGTTCCAGAAACTGCGCATCCCCGACTTGATGCAGCTGGCCGCGCGCATCGCCGAGGAAATCGACGCCTGGAAGCCTGACGCGGTGTTCATCGACGCCACCGGCATCGGCTGGGGCGTGGTCGACCGCCTGCACCAGATGGGTTACACCTTCGTCATCGGCATCCAGACCGGCGAGAAAGCCTACAAGCCAGAGACCTTCCGCGACCGCCGCGCCGAACTGTGGTATCTGATGCGCGAGTTCATCACCGACCTGGGAGACCTGCCAGAGGGAGACTCCGAACTGGAGACCGAGCTCACCTCGGTCGAGTACGGGTTCGACGACTCCCAGCGCTACGTCCTGGAGTCCAAGCGGGCAATCAAGGAGCGGGAGGGCTGGTCCCCGGACGTGGCCGACGCCCTTGCGCTATCCTTTGCCGCGCCAGTCGCCCCGACCAAGACCCAACGGGACACCTGGCGCAACCGCCTCAAGCGCCGCAAGAACCGCCCATCTGCCATGGCCGCCTGATAGGAGATTCCCGTGAACCTCGACCAGGCCAACACCACGACATCCGCCACCGACATGAACGGCCCCGGCCCGACGGGCGTGGACGCCGACGCACAGGCCATCGCCAAGCAGGCCTGGTTCCGCTACGAGTATGTCCGCCAGCGTGGCCACATCCAGTATTGCAAGCAGGCGCGCAAGTGCGACAACTTCTACTTGGGCGGCGGCCTCCAGTGGGACCAGGACGACATCGACTACCTCGAGCAGCAGGGCCGCAAGCCCATCGAGTTCAACGAGGTCATGGACGCGGTCAACACCGCGCTGGGCTACCAGATCCAGAACCGGGTGGACATCACCTATCGGCCGCGCGGCAACGGTGCCGACAACGAGATTGCGGCCACGCTCACCAAGCTGGCCATGCAGTTCGCCGACGACAACGACCTGAAACACGCCGAGACGCAGGTCTTTTCGGACGGGTTGATCGAGCAGCGTGGCTACTACGAGCTACGGCTCAACTTCGACATGAACCTGCGCGGCAAGATCGTGCTGGGCACGCTCGATCCGATGGACGTCATTCCTGACCCCGAGGGGCGCCAGTACGACCCGGACACCTGGGCGGACGTGCACATCACCAGGTTCATGAACATGGACCAGATCGAGACCAACTATGGCCTCGAGGCGCGCACCCAGATCGAGCAATACTACGGCGTTACCGGCGACACGACGGAGATGATCTCCTCGATCGACGAGATCCCGCGCTCCACGTTCGCCGGCTCCGACGACGACACCCTCAACGGCCGCCCGCTGGGCGCCATGTACGACTCGGCCTACCGCGACGGCTCGATGCTGTACGTCCGCGTGATCGAGCGCCAGTTCTGGAAGAACGTAGTGTGCAAGATCGCGGTCTACCCGACCGGCGACATCCGCGCAATCGAGGATGCGACCGAATCGCAGATCCAGCACGCCATCGGCCAGGGCGCGATGCTGCTCAACCGGCCGATGCGGCGCGTGCGCTGGCGCGTGACAACGCAGAACACCGTGCTCCACGACGACTGGTCGCCGTTCAAGCACTTCACGATCATCCCCTACTTCCCCTACTTCCGCCGCGGGCGCACGCGCGGCATCGTCGACAACGCGATCGGCCCGCAGGAAATGACCAACAAGGCCATTTCCCAGTACCTGCACATCATCAATTCCATCGCCAACGCCGGCTGGGTGGTCGAGCAGAACTCGCTGACCAACATGACCACGGAGGACTTGGAGACCGAGGGCGCCAAGACCGGCCTGGTCATCGAGTTCAAGAAGGGCGCCACGCCGCCGTCGAAGATCGAGGCCAACCAGATCCCCAGCGGCATCGACAAGCTGGTGGAACTGGGTAGCGCGAAGATTCGCGTGGTGATGGGCACGAACGACGCCATGTCCGGCAACGGCAGCCCCGACGCCAGCGGCATCAAGACCCAGGTCGACCAGTTCGCCGGGCAGATGTCGCTGGCCGTTCCGCTGGACAACATGGGCCTGACCCGCCACATGCTGGCCAACCGGCTGCTGGAGATGTTCCAGTCGTTCCTGACCGAGCCGCAGGTGGTGCAAATCAGCCACCGCGACGCGGCCGGCAACCTCACGACCACGCCGCTGCCCATCAACGTCGAGCAGGCCGACGGCTCGATCCTCAACGACCTCACCATCGGCGAGTACGCCGCCGTGGTCAGCGAGCAACCCTCGCAGATCACGTTCCAGAACAGCCAGTTCGAGCAATGCGTGCGGATGATCCAGGACTTGAAGATCCCGATCCCGCCCGACGTCGTGCTGCGCTACTCCAACCTCGCCGACAAGGACGAAATCGCCAAGCGCATCGCCGCCCAGCCCACGGCCACCCCGCTCGAGGAGGCCAAGACCGCGCTCACGCAGGCGCAGACCTCGGTCGCCGCGGCGCAGGCAGCCAACCTGCAGGCGCAGGCCATCTCCAACCAGGCGACCGCGGTGATGAACAAGGTCACCGCCCTGTTCGAGGGCATCCGCACCTCGGCCCTGCTGCGCGCCGATCCGGCCCTGGCCGCGATCGCCGACGAAATCGTGGCCAGCGCGGGGTTTGTGGACGCCAACAAGCCGCCGATTTATCCTGCCAATGTTGCACCGGCCACGACCCCTGCGCTCCCGCCGCCGGGTACGGGCCTGCAACCGGACCACCCTGGAGTCGGCGCCGCCGCCGGCCACCAGATCGGCATTCGCGGCGGCGGAACACCCACCCCTGGAGCGTAGTGCCATGGCCAACGCCAAGAGCAAGAAGAAGCCCACGCCGCGCAACGCTGCCGCGGGAAACCTCGTCGACGCATCCGAAAAGTACGTCCCGGCGCACCTGCGCAAGAACGGCCCGTTCTCCGACTACGAGGTGCGTGACGCCCTGGACACCCTCGGCAAGGCGCACCACATCAAGAAGAACCGCAAGCTCATGTCGCACGTCCGCAAGGAAATCGCGCGGCAGGACAAGGAACACCGGATGATCCTCGCCAAGCCCACGCGCGGCGATTCGGGTGAACCGGCTGGCAACACCGGCGCCGACGACCACGACGGCGACGAGAACTGAGATCCGCGCGCCGACCGCGCGCACCCCACGACCCACCACGACTGGAGCCTCCCATGCCGCGCAACTCCCATTTTGACGACGAAGATCCCCGCGGCGCAGCCGCTCGTGGTGACCGCGAGGAGGATGACGACAACGATGGCGTGCGCGACGAGGAGGAAGAATTGAACCTCGACGACGCCGACCGCGGCGACAAGGTGGGCGACGAGGAGGAAGAAGAACAGGAGGAGGAAGAATCCGAACTGGTCGACACCGAAACCCTGCGCGCCGCTGCGGCCGAAGCCGCCGAGGACGAGGAAATGGTCCCGCGCGCGCGCCTGAACGAGGTGCTCGAGCGCGAGCGCCAGCTGGTGGACAAGGTACTCGAGCGCGGCGCGCCAGCCGCGCGCCAGCAGGAGGAGCAGCGGCCGCCGCCGTTCGACCTCAAGGCCAAGCGCAAGGAGCACACGCGCCTGCTGATGGAAGGCAAGGAGGACGAGGCCGACGAACTAGCCGAAGCGATCGACGCTCACCTCATCGCCGTGGCGCAGGCCAACGCCGTCGAGCAGATGCGCCAGGAACGGCTGGCCGATGAAGTCGCCGCGGCATCATCGCAGGTCACCCGCCTGTTCCCGGTCCTCGATCCGAAGAACAAGGCGTTCGACGAGGAAGCGGTCGACATGGTCGTGGCCCGCCGCGATCGCCTGATCCGGTCGGGCATGCCGGCCGGCGAGGCGATCATCAAGGCCTCCAAGAGCGTGTGCAAGCGCCTGGGCATTGAGGCGGTCGACGAGGACGACGACGCGCCGCGCCGCCGGACGCCCGCGCGCGAGGAGGGCGATGACGGCAAGCAGGTCCGCGGCCGCGATGGCAAGGTGACCCCGATCATCCCCAAGCGCACGCCCGAGCAGATCCGCCGCGCCGCCGACATCGCCAAGCGCATCCCGCCGCGCACCGGCGCCGAAGGCCTCGGCCAGCGCGCCGCTCGCCGCGACGAGGAAATCGACCCGTCCGACATGACCGAGGCGCAGCTGGAAGCCCTCGAGAAGTCCGATCCGGCAGCCTTCAAGCGCCTGCGCGGCGACGACGTGCCGGCCACCCAGCGCCGCCGCTGACCCGGTCGCGGTTCCCTGAAACCCCGGTCCCCTCACGGGGCCGGGGTTTTTCTTGGGAGATGGTGGTTGTTCCGCGCGAAACCCCCTTGCAAACCCGAAAATGCCGGAGCATGATCGCCGGCAGCGAGGTAGAGCAGTCCGGTAGCTCGACTGGCTCATAACCAGTAGGTCGCGCGTTCAAATCGCGCCCTCGCTACCAGCTTCAACGGGTAGACACGCCCGCAAGTGTCGGGTCGCTCCCCTCGCGCCTTAGCCCTGCCACCGGCGTCAAGCGTGGCCGCGCCGACCGATTCGGCAGTCCGTCCAGGGCCACCGGCCCGAATCCTTCCTTTCGTTTCCGTCCATTCCGTGCGTTCGCGCGCACGTCCAGGAGAGCAGCCATGGGTGCCACCAACTTTGCCGGCCTGACCCCCGAACAGAAGATCGTCTGGTCGCGCACCGTCTGGTCCGCGGCGCGCGACATGATGTTCGTCAAGCGCTTCATCGGCGCGTCGACCAATTCGATGATCCAGCGCATCACCGAACTCACGCCGACCGAGCGTGGCGAGCGCGTGCTCATGCAGCTGGTCGCCGACTTGGTCGAGGACGGCGTGATCGACGACAACGAGCGTGAAGGCCACGAGGAGGCGATGCAGTCCTACTCGCAGGAAATCACGATCGGCCTCATCAGCCACCAGGTCAAGAACAAGGGCAAGCTGGCCAACCAGAAAACGGTCATCAACTTCCGCGAGCAGGCGCGCGACAAGCTCGCGTACTGGCTCGCCGACCGCATCGACCAGTTGGTGTTCCTGACCTTGTCGGGCGTCTCCTACGCCTTCCAGTGCAATGGCGCCCCGCGCGTCAACTCGCCGTTCCCGAACCTCGCGTTCGCCGCTGACGTGGCCCCGCACACGGCGGCGCGCGCGCTGCGCTGGGATTCCTCGCTGGGCCTGCAGGCTGGCGACACCACGGCGGTCGACAACACCGACATCCTGACGTACTCGGCCATCGTCGACATCATGGCCTACGCCAAGGACCACTACATCCGCCCGCTGATGGCCGACGGCAAGGAGTATTACGTCCTGCTGGTCAAGCCGGGCACGATGGCCCAGCTGAAAAAGGATCCCGACTACATCCGCGCGGTCACCAACGCGCTGCCGCGGTCCAAGGACAATCCGTTCTTCACCGGCGCGACCGTGACGGTGGACGGCGCCGTGCTCCAGGAGCATCGTAAGGTCTACTCGACCACGGGCGCCGCCAGCGGCAGCAAGTGGGGTTCGGGCGGCACCATCAACGGCACCCGCACGCTGCTGTGCGGTGCGCAGGCGCTTGGCATGGCCGACATCATGCCGCCGGACTGGGTCGAAAAGCTGTTCGACTACGACACCAAGCAGGGTATCTCGGTCGACAAGATGTTCGGCCTGCTGGCGCCGCAGTTCTACAGCATCTACGACAAGGCGGTGGAAACCTTCGGCTCGATCGCCCTGGACCACGCGCTGCCCGGCGGCTCGCTCTAATCAGCGCGCGCCTCCGGGCGCGTAGCGGTTTCCACCCACCGGCCACCCCTTTCACGCAGCACGCAGCAGGAGCACGACCATGACCTCCCAGATCAACGGCCAGAACCCCGTCGTCCCGAACCTCGACGGCCGCCAGTATCTCAAGTACCTGTACGTCCAGGTCACCCTGGCGTTGTGGCAGGCCAACGGCAACCAGCTGAACGTGTCGATGCCGGACAACTCCGAAGTCGTCGGCGGCCACGTCAACGTGGACACCGCTTCGGACGACGCCAGCACCGACACGCTCTCGGTCGGCGACTCCGGCAACGCGACCCGCTACTACGCCGCGATCGACCTCAAGACCGCCGCGCGCACGTCGCTCACCGCCACCGGCTACAAATACACCTCGGCGAACGACAAGATCATCCTCAAGCGCACGGTGGGCGACAGCCCGGAGACGGCGACCGTCGGCACCCAGACCATCGCCATCGGCTACCTGCAGCTGGGCGAGTCGAAGTTCACCCAGGGTTGACCCTGGGCGACGGGCAACTGGCAGCCGTGCGAGGTACACTCGCCTGGCTGTTTTTTTGATCCCTCCAGAACCCGAGGCCTGCCATGTCTCCGACTCCCGCTCCTGCTGCCATCAAGCCCAAGTCCAAGCTCAAGTTCTACTCCCCGGACGGCACTCCGATCCGCGTGAATCTGCCGGATGGTCGCCGCCTCGTCGTGAACGAGCCGCGCGAGATCCCGGCCGCGTTCAATCGCGCCGCCATGAAGGCCGGCTGCCTGACCACCGACATGCCCGACGCCGTCACCATGGCCGGTCCCACGACCGCGGCCAGCGATGACCCGATCACGCGCGCAGGCCTGGTCGAAAAGGCCATCCGCGACGCCTTCAACGCCAACGATGTCGAGGACGAGAGCACCATCGACGCGCGGTTCGCCGACGCCTTCACCCGCAACGGCATCCCCAATGTGCTGTGGCTATCCACCTACCTCGGCTTCAAGATCGACGCCGCCGAACGCGATGCCGCGTGGGGCAAGATCCAGAAGGAAATCGAGGACGAGGACGAGCCGGAAACCACCGACGTCGAGTAATCCCGCCCGAAGGAGGGCTGCCCCGTGGATGTCGCCGCACTGATCGCACGCTTCCGCGTCCTGGCCGGCGACAAGGGCACCCCTCCGCTGTGGGCCGACGAGACGGTGGTGGACTGGCTCAACGAGGCCGAGCGCGAGGCTTGCATCCGCGCTCACCTGCTCGAGGACGACACGACCGCGGCCATCGTGAACATCACGGTGGTCCCCGGTCAGTTCTCCTACCGGCTCCATCCGCTGGTGCAGGACGTCAAGCGCCTGCGCATCTACTACCCGGCCGTCGACGAGGCGCCGGCGTGCTACCACAAGATCGACCTCGACGACGAGGAAACCATCCGCTGCAAGTGGGACGAAAAGCCCAACGCGGATGGCCGCCCCTGCGCCTACGCCGTGTTCGGCGATGGCGACGAGAACGCCGGGCGCACGCTGATCCTCGATCGCGTGCCGTCGGCGCCCACGACCACGCTCCAGATGGTGGTGGACCGCTTCCCGCTCCAGCCGATGGACCCGGCGTCCGGCTCCGACACCCCGGAGATCCACCCGAACCATCACCCGCACCTGCTCGAATGGGCGCTGCACCTGGCCTACCTGACCCGCGACATCGAGGGGTCGGCGGCAGGGCGCGCGTCCGTGCACGAGCAGCGGTTCATCAACGCCTTCGGCGAGCGTCCAGACGCCAACGTGCGCCGCAAGCGCCTGCGCCATCGCGCCACCATCTGCCGTCCGATTCCCTGCTGACCATGCCCGATCCGGCTGCCAACAAGGTCACCATTGCCGCGTTCGAGGGCATCAAGAACCTTTCCAAGGAATCCTCGAACACGCCGCAGACACTGCGCGAAGCGGTCAACGTCGACCTGGACAAGGAAGGCAAGCCGTCCACCCGCGCCGGCCGGACGCTGGTGGCGACGTGCGTCCAGGGCGGCTCGCTATGGAGCGACCCGCGCGTGCCGTTCGCGCTGTTCGTCGACGGTGGCGAGCTCAAGGCGCTGTTTCCGGACCTGCACACCGAGACCATCCGCTCCGGCATCGCCGTCGGCCTGCCGGTTTCCTACGCGCTGCTCGCCGACCGCGTGCTGTGGTCAAACCGGATCCAGTGCGGCGCGATCGACATGGGGTTGCAGGCCTCGGACTGGGCGACCCAGAACCCCTCGGGGCAGCCGACCCTGTCAACCGTGGCCAACACCGGCACCATCGGCCAGGGAACCGTGCAGATCGCAATCACCTTCATCGACGCCAGCGGCCGCGAGTCCGGCTCGACGCTGGCCACGATGATCGAGGTGGATGGCACCCAGGCGGTCATGCTGGCCGACATCCCGCAGCCCTACGATCCCAGCGCGGTGCCGACCATCGCCATCTACGCGACCGCGCCCGGCGACGCGGTGCTGGCGCGCGTGGCCACGATTCCGGCCGGCGTGAGCACGTTCCTCATCACCGAACCTCCGCCAGGCCGCCCGCTGCGCACCCAGTTCCTCGAGCCGCTACCGCCCGGGCAACTGGTCGCCGCCTTCAATGGCCGCCAGCTGGTCGCCCGCGGCAAGCATCTGCTCTGGTCGCCATCGCTGCGCTACGGCCTGTTCGACCGTGCGGAGAACTCCACCCGCTTCGCCGCCGACATCGACGCCATCGGCCCGGTCGGCGAGGGCACGACGTCGTCCGGGGTGTACGTCGGCGCGGGCGAGCGCACCTACTACCTCGACGGCGCGGACCCTGCGACGTGGCGCCAGGCGATCAAGTATCCATACGGCATCGTCGCTGGAACGCTGGTGCAGACGCCGGCCGAACACTGGGGCATCGAAAGCAAGGAACTGGTGCCGGCGTGGCTGGCCAAGAACGGCCTGTTCTGCGTCGGCCTGTCCGGTGGCCGCGTGGTCTCGTTCAAGGGCGGCGACGCCGTGGCCGAATCGGGCGACTCCGGTGCCAGCCTGTTCCGCGAAATCAACGGCATCCGCCAGTTCCTGACCGCCTTGCGCGCGCCCATGGCCACCGGGCTGCGGATCACCGACAAGGCGACCGTCATCACCTACAACCACGAGAGCGGGACGTGAAGCACCTGCTGGCCAGCGCCGAAGTTCGCGCGACGCGCCGGAAGGTGTGCGATCATTGCCCGCACCGCAAGGGGGCGTTCTGCGGCCTGTGCCGATGCCCCATCGTGATGAAAACCCTTGGACGCGAGGCATCGTGCCCCGCGCAAAAATGGTGAGGAGAACGTCATGCTGCGCCTGAATCTCGTCGAGCGGCTGCGGGCCGCGATCTTCGCCTTCAAGAGCGCGAACACGCCGGGCCAGCAGGCCATGCTGATGCGTGACGCCGCGCGCGCCTTCATGAACCGCCAGTTTGAGCTCAGTCCCGGGGGCGTGCTGTTCCCGAAGCTGGGCCTGTTCATCGGCGGCGCCTTCCACCACCGCGCCTGCCCTGCCGGAGGCCAGTGGGAACCGTGGGCGGTCGACCCCAACGTGTTCACCAACCAGGGTCTCAACAACCTGCTCAACGCCGCGTTCGGCGCGCAGTCGGCGGTCTCGACCTGGTACATCGCCCCGTTCCGCGGCGACGTGACCCCGGACAGCAGCTGGACCGGCGCCAACTTCACCGCCAACTCCACCGAGTTCACCGCGTACACGCCGTCCACGCGCCCGCTGTGGGATCTGACCGGCAACACGCCGACCTCGAGCGAGTCGATCGGCAACACCGGCAACGAGGCGGTCATCACTTTCACCTCCGGCGGCCCGTACAACCTCTACGGCCTGGGCCTGCTGTCGAGCTCCGTGAAGTCGGCCACGACCTCCTCGATCGTGTGCGCCGCGGCCACGCGCTTCGACAACCCGCGCCTGAACCAGAACAGCGGCGACCGGCTGGGGTTCGGCTACGTCATCACCGCCGCCGACGGCAGCTGACGTGGCATGCCCGGCCCGCGCTATCTGGGCTGGATGCACAAGCGGTTCCGGGGGGACGTGGACAAGGCGCCCGCGTACCTCCCGGAAGCGCGCAAAGTGCTCGGCTTCGTCGTCCAGGAGGCCGAACGCCTCGGGTTGATGACGTACACGCTGCGCCGCACGCTGGCCAACGGCGTGCAGATCATCGGCGAACTGTTCGGCGGCCAACCGCGCGTGACCATCACCGTGCCGTTTGTGCCACCCAATCCGCTCGAGGTGGTGCCCCCTGAGGGTTTCGTGACCTGGCCGCGCGACGATGACCACGTCGACGGCATCGACGACACCTACCCGCAGGTGCTGCTCACGCCGACCTGGACCACGTCGTTCTACAACTCGACCATCGCCGCCCGGGTGACGGTCCCCAAGCAGCCGAAGTTCTACGGTGCCGAGTACCCTGCCGGCTTGAAGTTCGCCGGCAATGTGGACTGGCGGCGTGACGATGGCGTGCGCGTGTCGTGGTACGGACCTTGCGCCCGCTACTGGTACGACCGTTGGCGCCAGCCCTCGGCGCAGTACGGCAAGTTCGTGTTCCTGCTGGGCGTGAAACTTCTGGATATTGACGCCTACTGCACGGAATCGTCGGTAGACTTCGCCGAACGTCTGGTCTTGGGAGCCGCGCTGGGCTACGACAACCACCTGTATGTGCTGCAGGCCAAGATCGACGATCAACCCGATCCCGATGCGCCGTTTGGACGCCCTGGCGACGTGTTCTCGACCACGTCCTACCCGACCGACCCGGTCCAGCTGCGGCTGGTGCGCTACAGCGCGCCCTTCGACGGCAGCCAGCCCTTCGCGCAGCGCGTGGGCATCGCGCCGCACAGTCACGTCACCCTCTGGAGCGGCACGCTGGCCGGCGCGGTCAACCCATGGGTGTTCGATCCGAAAATCCGCACCCTGGAGACTTTCGCGCTGCCCGACGAGGCCGACATCCGCCGCTACCGCAACAGCGACGACACGCTTTCCTACGACCTTCCTTCGACGCACCACGCGCATCACACGCTGACGATCGACAAGGCGACCTCGACCGCGGCGCTGGCCAGCGCGAATCAGTCGATGCCGGTCAACGTCACCGGCGGCAGCTGCCCTATCGCGGCCGACTGGACCGAAAAGGGCGTGCGCGTGGAACTGAGCCTGGCGTTCGAGGCCTTCGCCGCCATCCCGACCATCCCCATTGCGGAGATCCCCTACGTCGCGGCTTGGGCGGCCTGGTCGCTGCAATCGAGCACCGGCAAGTCGTGGCCCCTGCTGACGGCCGAAACCCCGGGTTCCAGCTACGGCGACAGCGCGTGGTACGTCCCGCTGGCGTTCGACATCCGCTGCGGCGCCGCGGCGTTCGTCAAGCGCCAGCAGGTCAGCGCGGACTGGCTGTTCAAGGAGCAACTGGCGTTCTACAACAACTGGAAGCTGGAAAAGGAGGTGGACACCCAGAGCTCCACCCGGGTCAACGACCATCCGCCATTCCATGGCATGTGGATGCCGATGCTGCAGGCGGCAGGACAGTCCACCGTGTCGCCTTTCAGCTGGTTCTACGGCGCGGCGCTGTTCGGCGACTACGATCACAACCCGGGTTACCTCGTACCGCCGCAGGGCACCTATCTGGGCGCTTTCAGCCTGCCCTACTACTACCAGGACAGCACGCAGGCTTTCGGCTGCTTGGTGACCTACAACCGCCTCGATGGCACCACGGCGCTATCGTTCGTGGCCATCTCCGATTTCATCGTTCCCGACCAGTTCGTGAGCAACCGCGCCGACGGGCTAGGATTCAAGTACCCGCTGGCGATGGCAGCGCGCGACGGCGTCCTGCTGTATTCTGGCCCCGCTGGATTCAGCGCCTGGAACACCGGCACTTTCACCTGCAACGAGTACGCGACCAAGTCATCGCTGAAAACGCTCACGGGCGTCACGGGCACGGAAGCGCGTTTCCATCCCATCTGGCTGCTCGGGCAGCCGCCACGTCACTAGGACTACTGCCATGCTCAAGTATTCGGTTGCCTGCAAGAACGGCGTGCTGAACTCGACGGGCCTCAAGACCCAGTTCAACCTCGCCAAGCTCTACATCTTCGCCGGGACCATTCCAGACACGCCGGACGAGGCGCTAGACATGGTGGCCACGCACACCGAATGCGTGCCGATCACCAACAACAGCACCGGCACCGGCCTGACCTTCGACTCCGCTTCGGGCGGCGTGCTCTACAAGGCCGCTGCCGAGACGTGGTCGGGCGTCGTTGCCACCGGCGGATTCGACACCTCCAACCCGATCACGCCGACGTTCTATCGTCTGTGCGCAGCCGGCGACAACGGCCGCGGCGTCGCCGATGGCTCGACCGGCTACCGCATCCAGGGCACGGTGGGCGGTCCCGGCAGCGGCGCGGATCTGCGCCTTGGCACCGACAACCTGACCAACGGCATCACCCAGCCGATCGGCGATTACAGCGTCAGCGTGGAGTAGATCATGGGCGCCCTGGTCAAGACCCCGGTCATCACGGTGGTCTCGCCGGCCGTGCCGGCGCAGGGGCCAATCCCTCCCATTCCCATCCTGTTCTTCGCCACCCCGCCGCCGCTGGGGTATTCCTATACCCCGGTGCCGACCACGCCGGCAGGCTTCCACGACTGGGTGCAGCTGTTCCAGCCGCCGCTCGTCTGGGTGAACGAGGTGGATGGCTACACCTTCCATCTCCTCTCGGAGTTCCTGCCCGATGGCGAGGGCAGCGTGGAATTGCCGCCCGGCGCGGAACCGGTC